AACGCACGTCTCTCTATTTCATATTGCTCTCTGCTCCAGTCTTTCTCACCTGTTCCATATCCTAATTGTCTGTTTACTTCTCTATAATGTTTTAGTGTTCTCCAGTATTCATCTTCGTTTTTACTTATATCTATTCTTTCTCCGCATATCCATCTTTCTTGTTTATCCAGTTTCTGGATCCATAATTTTTCACGTTCTTCATCACTATATATTTTGTTTCTCCAGTATATTGGCATATTTACTTTGTGACCTGTTCTTGTTCTATATCCTTCCTGGGTGTCTGTTCCTTTGTATTTGTTCCGTTCTGCGTCTTTTCGTTTTGTATAGCTGCTCCCTATTCCATCACTCGTTAATATTACGCTGTTATACCCTTTATGATCTTCATCTTTTTTTGTTACGTATTTTATTATATAGTTTACTGTTTGCTCGTTTACATAGTTTTTTTCTTTGCTTCCTGGTCTTGGCCACATATATCCATATCCCCATACTTCCCTGATTTCATCCATTGTTTTGTCTGTCCATACTATTCCATGCAGGTGTATGTTTTCTGTTCCGTTGTGTCCCAGTTCTGTTACGAACCAATGTCTTAGTGCTTTACCGTATTTTTTTCTCCATCGTTCGTTGAATAGTCTTAATGCCCTTATTGCTATTTCGTTGTCTAGTTCATACCCTTCAAGGTCTTTCATTCCTGGCCAGTTTTTGGTCGGTTTCATTTCCACCAGTTTTTTAATGCTTTCATTGCTGAATGTTAGTGCTATGAATTTTCCGTTTTTATGTTCTCTTAAGTCTTCAAGCATTCTTACTTGCCATTCTCTTGCCTTTTTCTTTCTGCATTCCATGCAGTCTCCACATCCTATTGGTACATATTTTACCCTTTCATCAGGAACGGCGGGTATTACCCCGCCGTTCTTTTTGTTGGCTTTATACTTAGGATTTTGTATGATTCTGCTGTACAGGCACATCATTTTTTCTTTTCCAGTCCCAGTAATTTATCAATTTGCGCCGCTGTCACCTGGAAGTCGTGCGCCCTGATCTGTACTCCTCCCACTGTTGGCAGTCCTTTGTTTGCTTGTTCTACTTCTGCCATTAGTCCCTTTAATTTCAGTTCTTTTTCTGCCAGGCTTAGTTTGTACCAGTCTTGTGCTACCTCTTGCGCCCATTTTCCGATTTGTGCGCTCATTTGTTCTACACGCTTTTTACTTTCTTCTATGCTTTGTCCTGTTGCTTTTGTTTGCTGGTCTATTAGTATATTCTCCAGCCCTACTTGTACGGCTTCTGCGTTAATTTTTAATTTCTGTGATTCTTGTGTTGCTCTGGCTACACTCTGTGCTACGTTACTTATATCAAGATCATTTGTTCTTATATGCCTGTCACTGTTTATGATGTCCAGTCTGTCTTCTAGGCTTTTCTCGAGGAATTGATTTTCTAGGAATTGTTTCCTTGTTCCCTGTTGTATATTTGGCAGTGTTGCATCTTTGTTGGCTGTGTCAGATGTTTTATTTGCTGTATCTGCCTCTATGTTCTCCTTCTGTGCTCTTAATAGCCCCATCTGTGCTGCCATCATTCCCATTCCCATTGCCTCTCCGCTATTTCCGCTTGCGTGTCCTCCGCTTACGTTTCCAGGCGCTATGTCTACTGTCTGACCACCGCCTCCACCCATTCCATACATTAGCCCTGGATTTAGCCCAGCCTTCTTCATTTGTTCCTTCTGCGCCCCATATCCAGTGTTTTCCCACATTTCCATTTGTTTTTGTTGATTGTAGTCTGCCATCTGCTTTTGTCCTGCGATCTCCATATCCTGTAATTTCTGCTGTTGCCTTATTTGGCGCTTATCATTGCTTTTTTGCAGAAGTAGCCCCATTCCGGCTCCTATTGCGCCCTGAAGACCTTGCTGAGCGAAGCCTCCTACTGCTGATTCCCAGAATTTCTTTCCCATGATTTTAAATTTTAATTTTTAATTTTTTACTGACTTTTTCAACCGAAAAAGTCCCCTACTATAGTTCATAATATAGTTTATCTGCGTACCGGCCCCGAATCTATTGATTTTCATATATATATGAATGCCAGATTAAGACTCGGATTTCCCGACCTCTTTTGCCCCTTCTGCACTGCTTGCTCCTCCTTTTTCTGCCTCTTTTTTCATTCCTTCCTCTGCCTTTTTTCCCATTCCTTCCCTTCTGGCCACCTTTGATTTTGCCACTTTGTCCATTGCTTCCACTGCCACTTCGAACCTGTCAGTCCTTATGTTTGTGTCTGCCCTTACCCCTTCTTTACGTTCTGTGTATACCCTGGGTGCCCCGTCTGCGATTGGTTCCTTGTTGTTTGTTATTCTCATTACTTTTTGCTCTATCGTTTCACCTTCATAGCTTTCATTTACTACGATTGTTGTTTTGTTTGCTGGTATTTTCTTGTACATTTTATTTGATTTTTTAAGTTTATAATAGCGGGCCTACCCTTGTAGCCACCCGCCTCTTGAAGCCCTACCCTTATAGATTTGGCATTAATTTACCGCTCATTACCCTTCTTACTGTTGCATCCACTCCTATTTGTGCCCAGAAGTTCTGTGCGTCAAGGCTTGTTTCTGCGAATATGAAGTTGTATTTGCTCGGATCGATGTATGTTGTCAGGTCTTTTATTCCATCGTCTCCTACCTCATACCGTCTGTTTAATGTCATGAACATTTCATTGTCCCTAATTGCGAAGTTTCCGTATGTTTTATTTACGGCTGTCATGTAGTTTAACCATGCTGGTTGCTTTCCAGCTGATTTTTGAAGCCATTTTGTTCCATCCCATTTAGTATCCCACCATGCCATCTGTTCTGTTATTAGTTCTTGGAATCCCAGTTCGTCTAGTGCTGGTTTGAAGAAGTCATCCATTGTCTTCAGGTGTATATCCCATTCATTACCCTGGCTGTAGTCTATTCTCGGTGTTAGACTTACAATGCCGATTATGTAGCTAATTTCGTCGCAGTGAATTACGATTTTACCTCCTTTGTGTTTACCGGCCAATGTTCCTTTACCTGCCAGCGTTCCCAGTGGTTGACCACCTTCTGCGCTTTCGCTGTTACTGATTACTTCTTGGAATACCAGTTCTTTGATTAGTCCTCCCATGTACATTGGGCTGCTGGCTTGCCATGCTACTTTTTTACCGTATACTGCTTCTGCCCAATCTTGGTAGCTTCCTCCGCTTACTGCGATCCTGTTAAGCATATCATACACTTTCCTTGCTAAGATCAAGCTGTCGATCGTAAACTCGTCACCGGTTGTGCTTACGCTTGTTATATCGTTTATTCCTCCTGCCCCATCAATCCATTCTGTACTTAGCCAGTTATTGAACAGGTCACTGTTATATGTTTTCAGTCCCAGTCCTTCCTGACTGCTCAGTATATTTGGTACTCCTTCAGGTTGTTCGTATAGCCATTTGTATGGCCTTAATGCTGCTGCATCTACATTGAATTCGAATGCGTCATACGTTTGTTTGGCCAGTATTTTTGTTCTCATGTCATCTATTTCCGTTAAAGGAAAAGTGACTACCGCTGGCTGTCTTTGTTGTATATCGCTTGAGTTTATATACCTCCACCATAGTGCCAGGTCGCCTCCCCACATACTGAAATTATATGTACCACTTATTGTACCTATACCGTTATCCCATATCCCAGTAAATAATTCCTCTACTGATTTAGTTCCATTATTTTGGGTTCCTATTAATATCTGACTTAGTATAGGACTTGCTCCGGTATATGTAATTTCAATGGTAGCTGTATTTTCTAATACACCTGACGTGTCACCCGGATATATAACTATATCGTTCCATGTAGAGTTCCAGTTTACTCTGATTGTGTCTACTGTTTCTACTAATGTTTCTGCAGGTGTGTGTATTACCGCACCTATTTCTTCTTGTTTGTTTGCATAGTAGTTTTTGTATATGTCCCAGTATGCCAGGTATGGTACTGCGTTCATGCTTCTTGTTTGTACTGTTGCACTTCCTCCAATTCCCCTCATTCCCAGGTAAGCCGGCAGGCTACTCGGGTTTACCTGACTGTTGTCTGGGTCTGTTATTAATCCATCTGGTGCTACTGTGCTGAATGTTACGATAGGCAGTTTTACCCTGCTCATGTTCATTCCTATTCCCAGTGTGTTGTTGTGTAAGTGTGCGTTGTATAGCCTTACTGGTGCCATGAATACGTCCAGTTGTACTTTGAAGCTTCCGAATAATGGCCCTAGTGTTGGGTGTGTGTTAAAAAAGGCCTCCAGGTCTATATCCCATGTGTCCCCTGGTAACCCTACTTTGCACATGAATGGTACTAGTGTTCCCGGTCCCATTGTACTTCTCCATACATAACCTAAGTCGTGTGTACTTCTTCCGTAGCCGTGTAGGTCTACTTTCATTTTGTTTCCGGATCCCAGACGGTCTCCGCCTAACGTTTTTTTCATTTGCCTTTTGATTTTGATTATTAATAGAGATAGGGGCATTGTGCCCCTATCGTTTATCCTTGCGGTATTTCTTTTGCGATTTTACGTACTTCTTCTGTTTTTTGTATTACTGATACCATTACTGCTATCATTGTTTCCCATTTGTGTGTTTCCGGCCATTGCCTTGCTTCCAGTTCTTCGTCACAGTCCTCACTTATTTTGTAGTCACCCATTGTCAGGTAGTATTTTGGCTTACTTCCCCGATAGTCTTTCCATATCCAGAACGGTGTGCCCTCTATATTGCTTCTTTCAATCAAGGCTGAGTTTTCCCTGTGGGTTTCGTTTATACTCGTGGATGTGTTCAATGTGTCCTCTTGTTTTGTTTTTGTTAAGTGTTGCATATTTTTTGGTTTGAATTTTAATGTAATTCTGTTGAGCATTGTATTTTGTTATTTCTTCTCCTGTGTCCAGGTCTACGTATTTACTGCTGCTGCTCCAGTGTATTGCTGTGTTTTGCATTTTCTATCAGTTTCATGACTTTACTATATTGTTTTTCACTAACTGTCAGAACTTCCTGATTTTCCATATTTTCTATTATAATGTAATGTTTTTTCTTTCCTACTACTGTGATCATTGTCACTCCTTTTACTTTTACCATAATTCAAGTTGTTTTATTTGTTTAAGTTCTATTTTTTTCGGTTCGAATGGTTCTACTTTTACTACTTTTTTTTCTCCATGCCATTGTACTATCATAAAGTCGAATTCTTTTGGATTTTCTACCCAGTACCCTTGTTCCCATCTTTGACCTGTTGGGTTTGTACTCCAATACCATCCTTCACAGGCTAAACCTCCCATTTTTCGTATGTGATGCCATACATTTCTATCTCCCACTACTTGGAATCTATCTCCCGGTTTTAATTCTCGCAATTTTACTATTTTGCGTTTCATATTTCAAATATCGATTTTTTATTTCATATTTCCAAATTTTTTTTATTTTTCTTCCAGCTTTTTGCTGGCCAGTCTTTTCCATTATCACGTCTCTCTTATCCAATATCCTGTGTTAATACCTCCCGCCGAAGGCGTTGCATTTCTTTTGCTGCCGGTGTTTCTTACTAAGAAAAGAGGCTACTTTACTTTATTCTTTCATTATTTCAATTGATTCAATTTTGAATCTTTATTTACCCTCCTGCTGGGGGGTGGCCCGCTTGCGGGCCGCCCCCCAGCCTGTATTGTCGTGCGTCAGCTCGTCATACTTTTCGTGCGTTAGCTCGTCGCGTGCACGCGCTTTCTTCTTCTTTTTTTCTTTTACTTTCCTCTTTATCTATTGCGCTTTTCTTCCGCTCTTTCTGCTTTAACGCCCGTCTCTC